CAGGAGGAATTGGGATCATGATTCGTTTAACCACTGACCAAATCACCGTCACAGCAGCTGCAGGCGATAGCGCAGGTGAGCGCAGGATTGACGCCATAGCGGTCCCATACAACGTGTGGGCCACAGTGAGTGGAGGCGAGCAGGTCATGTTTAAGCCGGGCTCACTTCCCATTGACGGCAAAGACCCTCGAGTGTTTATGTACCACGACAGCACCAAAGTCATTGGCCGTGTCGTTGAGAGGCTCGACACTCCAGAGGCAATGTTGGCGTCCATGAAGATTTCAGCAACCGCTCTTGGGGATGAAGCCTTGACTCTTGCGGCTGATGGAGTGATGGACGTTTCCGTAGGCGTGGACATAGTTGCAGCCAAAACCGATTCTGAGGGACGAATGATTATTGAGTCCGCCATTTGGCGTGAGCTCTCACTTGTCCCCATTCCAGCATTCGCTGGTGCTACCATCACGGAAGTGGCAGCACAAGCAGACACAACCGACACCCCAACAGAACCCACAGAAGATTCATCAGAGGAGACAACCGTGGAAGCAACACCAGCACCAGCTGAAGCAGTAGAAGCATCAGCAATCATTCCAACCGCACCAATCCACGCACAGCCAAAGCGTGAATTTGCAATGCCATCAGCAGCCGAATATCTCGCTGCATACCACATTGGTGGCGACACATTCCGCAAGGTAAATGAAGCATTCTCAATTGCAGCTGCTTCAAAGCGCACAGCGCTTCAAGCCGCCGCTGGCGATTCAACCACCACTGACACGCCGGGCCTCTTGAATGTCAACGTGCTCGGTCCCGTGTTCACGGATCTCAACTACATCAGACCAGTCGTTTCAGCAGTTGGCGCAAGGGCTATGCCAGACGGCGGAACGTCCAAGACCTTTATTCGCCCAACTTGGACGACCCATCCGAGCGTAGGTTCTCAAGGTTCTGAGCTCGGTGGCGTATCCGCAACCACCCCAGTAATTGCAAGCAATGTGGTCACAAAGACCACTCTCGCTGGACAGGTCACCCTTTCAGTGCAGGACATTGACTTCACTTCGCCAGCCGCAATGCAAATTATTTTGCAAGACCTCGCTGGACAGTACATGTTGCAGTCAGACGCAGTTGCTTGTGCAGGAATCCTTGCTGGCGACACCGCATCAGGATCTACTTGGACAGTCACAGCAAACGATCCAACATCGTTGATTGCTGCACTGTATGACGCAGCAACAGACATTCTTGCAGCAACCAACTTCTTGCCTGACCACATTTTTGTCAGCCCAGACGTATGGAAAAAATTGGGCAGCCAGTTGGATGTCGACAAGCGTCCAATTTTCCCATACACGGGCGCCGCAGGCCTCATGGGTGTGAACGGAATGGGCAGCGCAAACGTGACCATGATGAACACATTTAACCCACTCGGCTTGAATTTGGTCGTGGACAGAGGATTTGCCGATAACACCATGGTGGTAGCTCGTGGTTCTGCTATCGAGTTCTATGAGCAGATCCGTGGCATTATGTCGGTTGAAGTACCGAGCACATTGGGCCGCACATTCTCTTACTATGGTTATGTCTCGACATTCATCGCTGACGGCGATCAAGTCAAGTCCATTGCTATCGCCTAGTTAGGGGCCCGCTATGGCGGTCTTTACCGTTACTTTCCATCAGCGTTTGGATGACTACGCAGTTGTCCAGACGTTGACGGATACGGATATCAATCCGGGACAAACATTCACGCTGGCGTCACTGGGGCACGGCCTCAATGGAACACACGTTGCGTATGCCTGCCCGCAGTATTTGTTTATCGGCGTTGACTCGCAAGGTGACTTGCTTTTTGACGCAGGTACACCAATCCCAAATCAGGTTTTGTTTTATGACGTGGGCGATGACCTCGAGCGTGGCACCACAAACTCAACAGGCACTTTGACTTTCACGCCCACTTGCACGTGGGTGAGTGATGGACAAATCGAGGATTATCTGGGATTAGAGCTCACGGGCGCTGGAGATGGAGCATTCCTAGTGCAGTGTGCGGCAGCGGCAAACGCTTTCGCCTATCGCCGCAGATCCGAGAGCGGGTACACCGATTCGCTTTCCGTAGTCCCGTCCGGTGATGTTTCTTTAGGGACAATCATGGTTGGAGCCGCCTATTTCAGGCAGCGTGGAGCATTCAACACGCTTGCATCATTTGACGGGATGGGCATCCCACCCGCCAGCGGAATCACTCCCATGATCATGCAGCTCTTGGGTATTAACCGCCCACAGGTTGCCTGATGCCATACACAGATTTATTTAACGAAACTATTGATGACATTTCTGCATCATTGGCAACCATCACGGGCTTACGAGTAGTAACAGACCCCAGGAATATCAACCCGCCTTGCGTGTTCATTGACGCCCCAAGCTTTGAAGCGTTCAACGCAAACATTGCGGACATGACATTCCCAATTCGTGTGATCACAATCGGCCCAGCAAACCTTGACGCCTTGCGAAACGTGCTCAGCATTTGCGCCAAACTTTTACAAAAGAATGTCGCCGTGACTAGCGGGTCACCTATTAGTCTGTCAATCGGCGGGCAAGAGCTCGCCGCATACGATCTGACAATCCGAGTGAAAGCGCAAGCAGCATGAAATACACAATTGTGAGCGAGCTGGTGGGAACACCGGGCGCTGAATTCCATCCTGAAGAGGGCATCAATGTTGAAGCTCTGCTCGAGGGCGGATTCATTAAGGCCGACAAAGAAATCAAGACCGCAAAGAGCGAGGACTAAACATCATGGCAACTTCCACATATCTCTCAAATCCCATCGTGACCGTCAATAGCGTTTTGCTCACTGGCTTTGCCACAGCAGCGACAATGACTCGAAACATTACTGCAGCCGATGTCACCGCCTTTGGCGAGACATCACGCACCTACGGCGCAACGCTCGCAGATGACGAATTGACCGTCTCGCTTTACATGACCTACGGCGCATCAGAGGTGTACGCAAGCCTCAAGGCTCTTGTGGGAACCCGCACCACCGTCAAGGTGAAGCCAACCTCAGCTGCTGCATCAGCCACGAATCCAGAGATGGTGCTCACAGGGGCGTATCTCGAATCGCTACCAGTGCTCCAGACGAGCCTCGGGGAGATTTCGCAGGTGGACATCGTGTTCCGTGGCGGTGTCTATTCAGAGGTAGTGGCCTAAAAAAGCCAACAACGAAAGGGACCAAATGAAACTCACATTGAAAGTGGACACGGGCTCAGGCCCGTACACCGTGACAACCAACTTGCACACCATCGTGCTTTGGGAACGCAAGTACCGGACCAAAGCTTCCAAGCTTGCTGAGGGCATTGGCATGGAGGATCTGGCATTCTTAGCGTTTGAATCCGCCAAAGCTGCAGGCATTGAAACACCAATCGTGTTTGACGATTACCTCAAGACCATTCAGGAAATTGAGGTCATGGAAGAGGAAACCGTAAACCCTACGCAGGGGGAACCCACCGTCACCTCCTAGCCCAAGTGCTAGTGAATTGCGGATGGTGGCCCCCAGCCATCGAATTTGATTTGAACGATCTTGCAACAGTTGTTCGAATCATTAATGAAAGCCGCAAAAGATGAGCGCAAATTTCACGTTAGAAGTTGAGGGAATCAAAGAGGCTTTGCGTGACATCAACAAAGTAAGCCCCGCTTTGCGCCGTCAAATAACCAAAGACTTCAAAGAGATTGTGGCGCCCGTTGTGAAAGACGCACGGCAACGCAACCCGCAAGAGCCACCGCTCTCTGGTTTCGTGCGCAAGTGGACCACCAAAAGCGGGCTGGAAATGTTCCCGTGGGATCCAAAGAAATCTGACCGTGGAATCGCAGCTGGTACTTCAGGCAAAAAACCCAAGCTCTTCAATGGCATGACTCAAAACCTTTCAGCGTTTTTTATTCGCTGGAAAGGCCCACAGTCCACGTTGTTTGAAATGGCCACCAAAGGAAACTTGGGTGGAAACCTTGACGCCAAATATGGCTTCCCCGGGCGTGTGATTTGGAAATCATGGGACGCTCATTCTGATGAGGTAATGCGCAAGGTCAAAGAGCTAGTTGATGGGATAATGAAGCAAGCAGACAAAGCCCAGAGGAGCCTCCCTAAATGAGTATCAGAATTCCCATTGTTTCCCAGTTCTCAGACAAGGGCGTCAAGCAAGCTGAAAAGGCTTTTGGATCACTGAAGAATTCTTCAGACAGGATGGGCAAGGCCATGAAAGTGGCAGGCGTTGCCGCCGCCGCTGGTTTGGCAACCGCTGCTTATGCTGCTTGGGATTTTGCCAAAGCCGCAATGGAGGACGAAAAGGCAGCTGCAGAGCTTGCACGTCAACTTCAAAAAACAACCGGGGCAACTGACGCACAAATTGCTTCCGTGGAAAAGTGGATCACCACAGTGTCTTTGGCTACGGGGACCGCTGACACAGATTTGAGGCCAGCCCTCGCCCAGATAACTCGAGCCACCAAAGATGTCACCAAAGCACAAAAGCTTTTGACACTGGCACAAGACATCAGCACAGCAACTCAAAAGCCATTGGCAGCCACCAGCAAGGCAATTGCTATGGCGTACTCAGGTCAGTTTGGAGCGCTTCGAAAGTTAAGCCCCGAAACCGCAAAGCTCATCAAGGCTGGCGCTTCAGCAGATGAAGTTTTCAAATCATTGGAAAACACATTTGGCGGGGCGGCAGCCACCGCTGCAGACACCACCGCTGGCAGATTCCAACGGTTCAAAGTTGCCGTGGATGAGCTCAAAGAGGGATTGGGATCAGCGCTACTTCCAGCCATGAGCGCCGTGTCAGGTTTCGCCGTCAACACTCTCATTCCCGCATTCCAAAGCTTCCAAGATTCCGTGGACAAAAACGGTTTCCAAAAGACAATTAAAAACTATTTTGACAACGCCAAAGCATGGGTGACCGGTGACGGCCTCAAAGACTTTGCAGCAAGCCTGCAGAAGATGGGTCAGGCGCTGGTGGATTGGGTTGGGCCTCGTGTCAAGCCGTTTATCAAAGAGCTAGGCAGGCTGATTGCAGCGGGCGCCAATTGGCTTTTGGATGTTGGTCTGCCCATGTACGTGGACAAATTAAAAGAGCTAGGCGAGGCTTTTGTTAATTGGGTCAAGCCTCAGATTGCTCCCATGCTCAAAGAGCTTGGAGTGCTTATTGGCAAGATTGCTGAATGGGCCATCACCGTTGCTCTTCCAAAGCTCGTAAAGATTGCTGCAGAGTGGCTGGTGGCGCTCGCTGGTTTTGCTAAGGAAGTCGGACCCGAAATTATCAAGGGCCTGATTATTGGCATTGGTGAAGTTGTCGCAGCTCTTGGGCGTATCAGCAAAAAACTTTTGGACGGCTTCATTGATCTTGGAAAAAAATTAGGCAAAGCAATTGCCAACGGAGCCATTGGTGGCTTCAACTCCCTCATTGACGGTTTCAATGATGTTTTGGAATTCAACGTGCCTTTGGGCTTTGGTAAGAGCTTGACTGTGAACCCGCCTGACATTCCCCACATTCCTGCCCTCGCAAATGGCGGCATAGTCACGGGCCCTCAATTGGCGCTGATTGGCGAGGCGGGTCCAGAGGCTGTGATCCCTCTCGACAAGATGGGCTCAATGGGTGGCAATACTTTTGTGATCCAAACAGGCGTGGGTGACCCCGTAGCCATCGGGCGTGAAATTGAAAGAGTGATGCAGCGCTACCAGCGCCGCACAGGAGTAGCGGCCTAATGCCCTATCCCACGCCAATTGTTGAAATTGGATTTGACCACGGCCCCTATGAGCTGAACCCCACGTGGACACCCGTCACCCAATGGGTTTGGAACATGACCATTGACCGGGGACGCTCAGACGATTGGGGAGACTTTGACGGCTCAGCCACGGTGACGCTTAACAACCGTGACCGCCGCTTTGACCCGTACTTCACCACGGGCCCGTATTACGGCAAGCTTCTACCACGGCGCCAGATTCGCATCAGAGCGCAAACAATCGAGGCAGGAGTCACGACAACACATGACGTGTTCCGTGGGTTCATTGACGGGTGGAATCCCGAGTGGACGGACGCAGGGACAAATTCTTCCGTGACGCTTTCGTGTTTTGACGCTCTCCAGCTTTTGGGATCTGAACAACTCCCAGCTGACTGGTCACGCTCTTACATTCTCAGCACCAACCCCCGCCACTACTACCCATGTGATGAGCCCATCAGCCCATTCACAGGCGCTCAGACGATAAGGGACTACGGCAGTTTTCCCTTAAACATGACAACTACCACGGCGGCCTCAAGTGGTAATCAGCTGGCGGTGGGTCTAGTGAACAACTCTATTTCTGGCACAGGATCTGACGCCGCTAACTCTTCACTAGGAAATGTCAACAACAGCCCGGGCAGTTTTTCTGTTTCATGCTGGGCTGTGCCTGACGGCTCGAGCAGCGGCAGCTCTCAATTTGTGCAGGGCAACATTTACAACCACACATTTTATTTGGGTTACTCAGCAACCACTGGCAAATTTTTTGTGGAAATCAGTGAACCAACTTTTGGCAACACCAAAATTGCAACAACAAATATTTCCAACTGGGATGCAGGCATGGCTCGTATGTTTTCATTTGATTGGAATAGCTCAGCCCGCACAATTGCTTTATACATTGACGGAATTGCAGTTGCGACAACAACAACCAACAGCGCAGGAATTGTTGTAGCTCTTGATGAAAACGTAAACATTGGGACGGGATCTGTTCAACAGGTCATCGTGTGGAGCACTGGCATTGCTCAATCTATTTTTCAAGAGATTTACAAATACAGCACGGTGGCACTAGCGGAAACTACCAGCGCCCGCTTTCAGCGGATTATGGCTCTTTCATTGTTTCCTAATGCTTTGACGTCACCAGCTACCTCACCGGTTAACAGTGTTTTGGACATCACAGATGACGCACCGTTTGTGGCTCCAGAGCTTCGAAAGGTTGCAGCCTCAGAGGGCGGCCCATTGTTTGTTTCAAAAAATGGAACAGTCACAATGTTTAATCAGCAACAACAGTTCACACAGACAAAGAGCATTGTTTCTCAAGTGACCTACGGTGACGGCGGCACAGACATGGGGACCACGCTGCAGCTCAGCCCAGACGGTGATTCCATGCGCAACGTGGTGAATGTGACAATGAGTCAAGGTGGGGTTTACAACCAGCAAAACACCACCAGCGTCAACGCCTATGGAGACGCTTCAATGAGTATTGACACTCAGGTGCTGACGTTGGCAAATGCTCAGTCACTAGCAAACATTGCCACAGGTTTTGGCGGACAGGTCTATCCACGGCTTTCACCAATTGATGTTGTTTTAGATGCAGCAAACATTTGGAAACCAACTTTGGATCTTGAGCTCATGGAGCGCATCACCGTGAAAGTCAAACCGCCCACGGGCAATGTGATTACGGTCCCCATGCTTTTGCAGTCCATCCGCCATTCAGTTGAGCCGGGCTTTTGGCAGACCACGCTCGAGGGCTCTGCACGGTGGGCAGCCGTGTTCATTATCAATCAGTCACTTATTGGTGGCACTGACCTTTTAGGATGACGCTATGACCTATCCAACCTTTAACAACGGGGACACCCTCCCTGCAAGTGATCTCAACGCAATTGGCCTTTGGTTAGTGAAATCGCAGACCGTTGGCGCTGGTGTGGGTTCCGTTGCCATCACTAATTGCTTCAACTCAGATTTCCGAAATTACCGAATCACATTTGAGGGAGGCACCCAATCGGGAAACAACCTCGCTTTGCAGCTGCAATTTGCAAACACAACAAACCATTTTGCAAATATGCGTTATGACTCATGGTCAGGTTTCGCTGCAGGAACTTTGCCTACCGCTGCACAAAACTTTGCTTATTTTGGCTTAAGCGGAAGCAATAGCACCTGCACATTTTCAATAGATGTTTACGATCCAAACCTTGCTCAATACACAAAATACTCAGGAATGTTTACAGCAAATGATTATTTTGGTACAGGTGGCGGCGTTTATGGTTTGGGAACACAGCTCACAGGTTTCACAATTATTTTTCCCGGGTACACAAACACAGGCGGAATTGTAAAAGTTTACGGATACAGGGATTAAGAAATGTCTGAAGAAAAGAAACAACCACTTATCCAGATTGACGATGAAATCCGAGAGATGACCCCCGAGGAGTTAGAGAATTATGAAGCGCTTAGTGCTCACGCTGTCTCTCTTGATAACCCTGAGTAGCTGTGCAGATCGCACACGTCAAAACTGTGAAACAACCAAAGCCGATGGCTTACTAGAAAGGCGCTGCCAATGAAACCCGAAAACCGTTTGACCAATGAGGAAATTAAAGCCCGGCTGATTCTCATCGTGGGCATTGCACTCAGCGCCTCATTCGTCATGGCAATTGTGTCTCTCATTTATGGTTTGCTCTTTGTCACTCAACCTCTCGAGCAAGCACCAAATGACGCAGAAGCTTGGGCCGTTCTCTCACCAATGCTGATGACATTGGCAGGCGGTCTCATAGGCCTCTTAGCTGGTAACGGCCTGAAAGATAAGCCAAAGGATCCACCAGCTGGGACACCCGTACCATGAGCAGGCCTTACCCTTATTGGCCAGCGTGGGATGGCAAGAAAGAGCAACCCATCACCACCAAACTGGTTGAGCTGTGCGGGAAGAGATACAAGACCCGCAATCTTGGGACCTATGTTTTGAGGCCGATGAGAAACCCCACAGCCAACGGCGCATTATCCGTGCACAGCACCGGGTTTGCTGCAGACTTGGGGGCAGATCTCAAAACGCTTGAGGCAATGTGGGATTTTTTTGTGACCAATTCCGCCGCCTTGCGGGTGTCAGAAGTCCATTTTTACAAAGCGCCAGGAACCAAATACGGCTTGGGTTATCGCTCGAGCCGTGGTGAGGGACAAAAAGGCGTCAAGCGCTGGACCGCCACAGACAACGGTGGACCCGGAGGCCTTTGGCTGCACATTGAACTGGAAGAGCAAGACGTGGCCCACTTTGAAGCAGAATTCCGCAGGCTAAAGCCAACCTGATTTGCCCTGATTGAGCCTTGGACAGCTCTCACGGCACGGCGGTCCCAAGGGTTCCCCTTTCTCCCTTGGGGCTGCCACCCTCGCATTGCTTGCGTTTGTGTTTGCGTTTTGTTACTGTGGATTTCGCCAGCCAAGTGGCACAAACGAAAGGGACCCAAATGGACCTCACACCAGACCAGCAATTAGTGCTCGATGGGCGCATGATTGACTACACCCGGCACGAAATCGCCCAAGAAACCCACCTCACGCTTTCACAGGTGGACACCATCATTGACGAGCTCATCGAGATGGGATGGCTGCAATGAGCGCCACAGCAGCGTACTTTTGTGGATTAGCCATAGGAGCCGTGATTGCCCTCATTGGGCAGGCACTCTGGCAGGCATTAGATAAAGCGGAACAAAAGCAGCTGCAAAAGCAAGCCGCTATCCGCCGTTATCGATTAGAGCAAAGGATCCGTGAACGTGATCAAAATAACTAGCGCTTTCGTAGTGCTCACCCTCATTGCACCAGCGCAAGCAAACGCCCAAGACCCGTTCAGCGGGCGAATACTTGCCCCGCACTTTTACCACCGCCTAGCGCAGTGTGAGACAGGAAAGAAATGGCTTGACGCAGGCACACGCAAGAATTACACCAGCGGATTTGGAATCGCTCGAGGCGTTTGGGCCGCTTTCAGCAACAGCTCAACCGCTGACCGGTACACACCATCACAGCAAGCAGAAATCGTGGACAAAATTGCTTTCCTAGGACACACGGAAGAGGGAAAATTCAAACCACCCGTGGGGCCGTGGGGCTGGGCAGTTGTCAAATCGAATTGCATGAATCTCCAACGGTTCATTTGCAAATCAAAGCACCCCAAAGTGCAGAAATGGAAACGTGGCTGCTAGCCACTGAAAGGGAAAAATGAAAGAGAAAGATGCAATGGTCACAATTGCTGCTCGAATCCCAGCGGAACACGCTGAATTCTTGCGCCAGCAATGCGGCCAAAACTACAAAGCCATGAGTGACGGCATCCGTTTAGCCGTCCAGATCTATGTCGACCAAATCAAAAAAGGGAAAACAAATGACAAGGGATGAAATCACAGCAGTCACACTGCTACTGCTTTACACGTGGAGCGGGCTCTGCACGTGCGACTGGTACTCAAAAAATGAGGGCAAATGCTCACGCTGCTTTGCACTTGAGTCAGCCCAGCAACGGCTTCCGCTGATCCATGAAGCATTCTCCAACACCATTGAGAAAATGGAGCAAGCCAAATGAGCCTCGAGAATTACGAGCCCGTAGCAGACCGCCTCATTAAGTTTTGGGAAGCACACCCGGACGGGCGAATCATCAATGAGCTGATCACATACGAGGGTGACCGCTGCATTGTCAAATCCAGCATTTACTTCCACAAGGATGACGCTCATCCAGTGGCTGTGGATTTCGCTGAGGAAATCAGGGGCAGCTCCAACGTCAACCGCTCAAGTCATATTGAGAATTGCTCTACCAGTGCCACGGGCAGGTCTTTGAGCCTTTGTGGGTTCAGTAGCGCAACGGATGGCACGGGTGCAGGCTGGGAGAAAAAGCCATCCCGTGAAGAAATGCAAAAGGTTGAGCGCCGTGGAGAAACAGTTATCACTAAAGGTGCAGACACATTGTCTGAAGCTCAAGAGCGAGCCATTAAAGCCATTTGCAAATCACAAGGCAAACTTCCGCCAACCAATCTTCAGGCCCTAACAAAACGGCAGGCCTCACAGCTCATTGACCAACTCAAAAACGCAACCCCAGCACCAGCTGAGGACCAATTACCAGAGGAGCCTTTCTAATGGACTTAGGAACCGCTAAAGATCACATTAAAGATTTAATGCAGGAGCGTGAAGCACTGCTCAAACAGATCCGACAACTGAAAGCAGATTTGTCAATGTGGACCCGAATCGGGCACATGGTCTTCACCCACAATGAGGGTTGTTTGCCCGGATGCCGCCGTGCGTGTATGTGCACGTGCGGGCATGAGCACTATCAGGCACAAGTAGCACAAGAGGCCCGCCGTGATTGAATTCATTTGCTTCATCATCACTTTGCTGGCCGTGTTCAGCGTTGGCGCAATAGTCGGACAAGGAATGAAGAAATGAGCAACATCCCAGAGATTCTGCACCTCATTGAAACAGACCTCACATTGCTCACTCGAGAGATTGCAACACTGACAGAAGAGCGGGACCGCCTACGTGGATCACTGGCCGCATACGAGGCAGAGCTAGCGAGGGTAGAGCGTGAGCTCTCAGCAAAAAATATCTGAAGCGGAATTTCAACGGCAGGTCATAGACATTGCCATTTGGCACGGATGGCTCATAGACCACACGCCACCTATGCGGTCCGCTAAAGGCGCAATCTTCACTGGTGGGCTCACAGGCAAAACAGATCTGGTGCTCTTCTCCCTCAAAGGCAAAGGCATCATTTACGCAGAGCTCAAAAGCGAAACGGGCAAGCTCTCACCAAATCAAGCTGTGTTCAAAAATGTGGTTATCAACAACGGTGGCGAATACCACTTGTGGAAACCATCAGACCTGCCAGCCATTGTGGAACGCCTCTCGAGGGCTTAATGCAAAAGCCATTCTCCAACGCCCAATTTGACGCAGACGATGACGCCAAAATCCAAGTGGCGCAATACCTTGAGCGCTTTTGGGCTATCGATAATGTCCGGGTCAATCCAAACCAATACGGCATTGACCTCATTGGTGAAATCAACGGAACACCAGCTGGCATTGAAGTTGAAGTGAAACACAATTGGAGCGGCCCAAACTTCCCGTTTGCAACCGTGCACTTCTCAGCCCGCAAAACCAAATTTCTCAATGAGCGTGAAATGGTGTACTTCTGCATGGTCAACCATGAACGCACCCACATGATCGCAATAGAGGACGGCGCATTCCACGAATCCAAGCTGGTACGCAAAAACACCAAAATGACGCAAGCGGAATGGTTCATCCAAATACCACTCAACCGCTTTGAGACCTATGACCTACTAGCCTGACGCACCCTCGAGGCATCATGCCTCACAATTGAATACCACCACGGCCTCGTACGGGATTGCTCTGTGCAGGTGTAATGCACGGGGACGTGCTAGAGCCTCATGCCATTGAGCAAGAGGTGCAGCGTCTAAACGTCACAAATACCAAGGTGAGAGTCCACTGATATTGAACATCCAGCAGCCTGAGCTAGTAGCTCGATATGCGGGGGGCGATATCCGTAGGACCCTGAGACATAACATGAAACCAACCGCTGGGCGAAGCCCGAGGGCGGTAGTAAAACAAAAGGGAACAACATGGGACAACGCAAGAGAACATCAGATCCGACATACAGAGCCAACAGAGCACAACTGCTCAAAGACAATCCACCATGCGCCCTATGCGGCGGCGCTGGTGCAGACACAGCAGACCACATCATCCCTTGGGCAGTGTCACAAGACGACAGCCTTAGCAATCTCAGGCCCGCCCATGCCCGTTGCAATTCCATCGCCGGCGCAACATGGCAAGCCAACCAACAAAAAGCCAAGACCGCAGCCCGAGACCAAATCGTCAGCCAAAACCGATTTTTTGGACAACCGCCTACGCC